AGAAACCGCGACGGTAAAAACACCAGGGAGCAACGACAACGGGACAGCTAAACTGAAGGGGGATGCTCTCGACAAGGCGGTTCTGCGGGCGTTCGGGCTGCCAGAGGACACGGAAATCCCGAAAAAGTAACACGAAAGCGAGGGGGGGAGAATTGGCAGACCTGTTTCTGATCAACCCGAACACTAGCGCGCCAGGCGTTCCCATCGCAAGCGCAACCCAGGATGTCACCGTCGGCGACGGGGCCAGGATAAAGGTCGCATGGGCCGAGTGCCCTGGAGCCTACTTCTACACGGTATATGAGGGCACCGAAACCGGTAAATACACCAAACAGACCAAGGTGGATGCGGCGAAGGGGAAATGCGAATACATTTCTGACCCATACGACGAAGGGGACACGGCTTACTTTCTGGTGACAGCCACGGGAACCAACGGCGTGGAGAGCGACCCAGAGGATAGCACTGAGGTCAACTGCACCATCGATGTCAAGGCCAAGATGTGGGCGGAATTCGACCTTGAAGCGCCGGCCATCGGGGGGAAGGCAGCCGCGGCGACGATTCCAGAGGGGGCTGACTACACGGTGGCCACAACCTGGGCCGAAATACCGGCAGAGGGCGATCCGGTGACTGTGAGCCTGGGGGCGACCTTCGAAGAAGGGAAGGTTTATGAGGCAACCGTGGTCTTGACCGCGAAAGCGACTTACAGTTTCGCGGAAGGATGCCAGGTCGGTGTACCGGAAGGCGCGGAGAGCACAACAGCAACAAGGGCGGCGAACGGGGAAACGATGACCATCGTCCTGACCTACGCCAAACTTGAAGCCGATCAAGGCTAAAAACAAAAGACACAAAGGGGGGCTTAAAAGTGGGAAACACGATAGAACTTATCACAAAATATTTGCCGCTTTTGGACAAGGTGTTCAAAGCGGCATCGGCAACGGCCATTCTGGACGTTCCGAGCGACAACGTCGAGTTTATAGGGGCCAACGTGGTCAAATACCTAAAGCTTGACATGGACGGCCTGGCCAACTACGACAACGATGAAGGGTTTGTCGCGGGCGGCGTTTCGGCCAGCTGGGCCACGCTGCAGCTTCGCATGAAGCGGGCGCGCCAGTTTGAGATCGACAACATGGACAACGAGGAAACGCTTCTTCAGGTATTCGCCGGCACAGTTTCGGAGTTTATCCGTACCAAGGTTGTGCCTGAGGTGGATGCAACCAGGTTCGCTCGTTACGCATCGGCCAACAACATTCTGACGACATCGGGCGCGTCGCTGGACAGCACCAACGTGATCGCGGCGATTGACGCGGCCATCGCAGCGATGGACGACGCCGAGGTTCCGTCGGAAGGGCGCATCATATTTATGACGCCGAGCATATACCAAGCCATCAAGCAGAGCAACGCGGCAACCCGCATCATTCCGGCAGGCGGCGGGTTGAACCGAAACTTTGAGAGCTTCGACGACATGCGGGTTGTAAAGGTCCCGCAGAGCCGGTTCTACACGGCGGTCACGCTGCTCGACGGCAGCACCGAAGGGCAGACCGCGGGCGGCTACACTAAGACCGAAAGCACCGGCAAGGACATCAACTTCATGATCGTGCATCCGAGCGCGGTCCTGCAGATCACGAAACACGCCAGGAGCCGGACGCTGCCGCCGTCGGTCAACAAGCAAAAAGACGCATACGTGTTCGATTATTTGATCTACCACGATGCGTTTGTGCGCGAGAACAAGGCCAGTGGAATCTATGTCCATAAAAAGGCGTAAGGAAGGGGGCGACACGGCATGGCAGACAAGGTTCTAATGGAGCAGGACGGTGTGTCCATGATGGTGCCCAGGCACAAGATCGACGATTACAAGCGCGAGGGCTGGCGTCTTGCAGATGAGGGCAGCAAGGTAACCGCCGCCACCGAAGGGGACGAACCGGAAAAGGCCAAGAAGGGCCAGAAATAACGGCGAGGGGGTGCGGGCATGGATGCGCTGATCGATAGGACTTTCTATGAAGAAAGTTATGGCGGCGACGCTGTGCCCGCCGCTGCTTTCCCGCGTATCGCCAAAAAGGCCACGGCCACGCTGCAGGGACTAACCCAGGGCAGAGCCAGGGCGGCCACCGGCGAGAGAGCCGAGGCCGTAAAGCTGGCGGTGTGCGCGATTGCGGACCTGATATGGCAAGCGGAGCATGCCGGCGGGCGGCTGCCCACAACAGAAAGCACCGGCGGCGGGGATTACGCGGCCACATACGAGGATGTCGGTTTGAATGAGGCAATCCGACGTGAGGCGCAACGATGGCTGGGCAGCACGGGTTTGTTGTATAGGGGGCTTTGATATGCTACCAGGACATGCGCTGCGCGACACTATAACGATTTGGAACCTAACATCGAGGGGACCGGCGGAAAAGGACACGTTTCAGCGGACGGTTGTCGCAAGGACGCAATGCAATGTTGAGGACCAGCGGATTCTCGACAACGCCGGAAACTACCGGACGGCAGAGGTCCTGACAGCTAGGATCGACATTCGAGTGAGCGAGGCAAGCGGCGGGCGGAAATACATGCCGCACAATGAGTGGGGCCAGGAACCAAGCGAGATCGGCAAGCATTGGACCATCCGGCCAGGCTTCGATTATATCGCACGGGGGGACGTTCCAGACGAGGCCCCACCGACGAGCGGGCGCAAGGTATACAAGGTCCGTGCTGTGTTTGTTCGGCGGACGCCGGACGGGCGTGGGATAATACGGGTGGTGGCGACATGATAAACGCCAAGATGACGTTCGAGATGGACGTCGCCAAGGTAAAAGGCCGCTACGACGAAATCGGGCTAAAAGCGCTTCTCTGGCTAAAGAACGAGGTCGCCAAGGACAGCGATCCGTTCGTCCCATTCAGAGCTAACAACGGCGGGACACTAGCGCGGAGTGTGCGGCCAAGCATCGGCACACCGGACCAATTCCTGGTCTACAATACGCCTTACGCCAGGTGGGTGTATTACGGGACACATCTCAACTTTAACCGGTCGAAGCATCCGCAGGCGACACACCACTGGAACGAGAAGGCAAAGGCGATACACAAGCCGAAATGGATGCGCGGGGTTGCCATGATATTCGGCGGCAAGTTGAAGGGGTGATAATGGCATGGACATCACGACGGAGAACCTGCTCATAACAAAGCTGGTCGAGTACCTAAACGACAACAAGGCCGAGATCGGGCTGCCGGTCGATGTGTTTATAAACGAACACGATGAAACCGGAGAGGCCATGTGGGTCCAGCCTAATAGCGGAGAGCGCAAAACGCAGCAATATGTGGGCGGCAGTTATCGCGGGTTTTTCCCTTTCACCGTCTGCTACCAATTCACCAACACCAACACAGAGGACGGACGACGGGCCGTTCTGGATTTGCCGTTCTACCGGCTGGCGGCATATTTCGAGGCCCAAGGCGACCGCATACAGCTGGGGGATGCCACGGTGACGGTCGAGATGGTAACTCATCCGGCCATCAGCTATGTGAGCGAGGATGGACAGACAATAGAACACCAGGCGACCTTTCGGCTGGGCTACCACCACAAGAGGCCGGTGATACCACCAAAAGAAAGCGAGGGAAAAGGCGATGCAGTACCGGTATGAGAGATTGCATTATATGAACACGGGAACGACGACGGTTCCGGTTTGGGCGCTGATTAACGAGGGCGTCGTTGCTTTTGACGACGACCTGGGGCCGAAAACCGAAACAAAACAGTATTTCGCCGATAAGAACGAGCGCGATATATTGATGGGCTACAAGCCATCTTACAAGTAAACGGCGGAGCTGGATTACACCGATGACGTGTCCAAAAAGCTATATGAGATCGGTGCGGATCAAAGCGTTGGAGAGCAAGTGGAGATCGTAACGGTCGATACATGGACGCTGTCCGAGGGTGTCTGCGAGGCGCGCAAGGGGTTATATAACGTAATTCCGAGCAAGGCAGGTTCAGGCGACCCTGGTGCACCGCTCACGATGGAAGGAACACTGGTCCAGGTCGGCGAGCTCATAAAAGGCACATGGACCGTCGACACAAGCACCTTTACGCCAGAGGAAGAACCCGAAAACGGCAACAATAACGGCAACAATGGTCAGACCTAAGCGAAAACAGGCCCCGCTTATGCTGCGGGGCCTAACCCAATTACATGCCAGCGAAACGAAGGGAGCGAAGGAAGATGGCAAATGGCAAAATAACGGTCGGAAAAGACAGGCTGCCCACGCTTGAGATTTTGGGAAAAGAATGGCCCTATGACGTAACCAGGGTGGGGCTTTTGGAGCAGCTGGACCGCATACAAAAAATCGATTTAAGGGACGACGGGTTGGACCTTGGCAGCGTCGTCGAGCTGTACGCGGGATTCATACGGGCGGTTTTTTGCGACAACGACGAGCTTATAAAGGAGCTGCGCGAGGTTATCGGGGACAGCCTGCAGCTTTGGGCCGATGTTGCGGTTCAGGTCGCGGGGTTCGTTCAGACCGCGGGGTTTAACACGATTCTTGACCGGCTGGCTGAGCTTAAGGCCGCAGCCGATGGAAACGCGACAGACAAAGGCGCATGAGTATTCTATATCCCAATGCCCTGCCGGAGGCGGTGTGCATAAACGGAACCGACTACCGGATCAGGCCACAATTTTATATTATTCTTGAGATAATCCAGATTCTAAATGGGGCACGGGATCAGGGGCTGACGCCAGCGGAGCGAATGGCGCTGGCCCTCGAATTATTTTACAGGGACGCGCCGCCGGACGCGACAACGGCCATTCAGGCGATGCAGGAATTCATCGCAAAGGGCAGCTGGGACAATGGTTACACAGGTCGCCGCACCGGCGATACGGAACAG